ATACAAAGTTATATTAATATATCTATAAAAACAAAAACTCCCAAGCGTTTTAAACTTGGGAGAACCAACTACTATGAAAACAACATAGCAAAGATACTTTTTTATTTAGAGCCGTCTTGTAGCGGCAAATGTTTGGAATTATCGACTTTTCGATAACCCATTCGCCAAAGTAATTTAGTTAAAATAACGCTTTGCCTAATGGTTTCTTCCTCGCTATGCTCTGGGTTAAGCAAATGATGGCACTCGTGAATTAATATTTCCATTTCTTTGCGACCTTTTAAACGAGGATCAATATAGATAATACCATCACTTTCGGCTATGCCGTGTGCCTGTTCTCTGCCTAACTTTTTATATATAACTTTTATTTTCACGCTTTTAATAATGCTTCATCAGGTCTTTCATCCGTAACTATATTAATCTTTTGACCACCTCTTATTTTAGCCAATGCCTGTTTTATTTCTTTTTCTAAATCATAAACCACATTTAGGTTTTTAACCAATATTTCCTCTTGTTCTAATAAACTCATAGAATTAAATTTTTTAGGTAGTTTTATTTTCATATTAATATACTTTATCGTTTTGAATTTCCTCAAGTTTTTTGAGATACAAAATTGCATCTTGCAGCTCCTCTCGCAAATGTACCAACCATTGAGAAGTTGTCAAATCTTTTCGGTCTAAAGTTGTTCCGTAAGTTTCAATTCCTTTTTTTTCTCTTGCTTGTAAATCCTCGATTACTTCGGTTAATATTTTAGATTGTTTCATTGTAGGTTTTTATTGCTTTATAAATTAGATACAAAAACAAACCAAATAATAATAATTGAATAAAAGGTACAATATCCATTAAATTATTTGGATGTATTAACGATTGCCAAACGAATTTTAAATAGTTCATTATTTATCAGTTTTGCTATGAAATTTCCCGCAGGTCTGGCATTTATATTGAATCTTTACTAATCCCGAAGCCATAACCCTTTTATTATTTTTTACTATCTCATCGCTTCCACATTCAGGACAACTGCCTCTATCTTGCCCAAAAATAATTCCGTAATGAGTTTTAGCAGGGATATGATTGTTTAATTCTTTATGAACTTTTTCTAATAATACCACATCTTGAATGCAATAGTCAATCATTTCATTCATTGCTTTTTTATCGTTCTTTAACATTATGTCTTTCCAAAGGTCAAAATTGGTATGGTTCTTTTCTCCCAACCCTAAAAACTTACCTATATAGTCTAAACGATTGGAATTAAATCTAAACTTTGAACGAGCAATCTTTAAAGTATCAATTGTTGTGTATGTAGGAAACATATCTATTCTATGATAAAGGCATCTTGTTCTGATCCAAGCAAGGTCGAACTTATCGCCATTATGCCCTATAAGCTCATCGGCTTCATTGGCTACCTTAATAAATTCTTGTAATAATTTTTTATCGCATTGCTTACTATCCCATTGTAAATAATAAACATCTTTATCTTCTTCCCATTTATAGCAAATGCAAATAACGGCACGTTCCTTTATTATGTTTTCCGTTCCAATAGTTATCTTGTAGCCTGATTGCCAAAATAAACCTACGTTGGCAGAAACTTCTATATCGAAGTAGAGCCTTTTGCGTTTTGTTGTTATCATTATGTTGGTTGTTGTTTTTATACTGAATTTCTAACTAAATCCGATTCCGCTTCTCTTCTCAAAACTAAGCCATCAAGCCCTTTATGCTCCCAAAGCCGTTTAGATTTTTCTATTTCTTCAGCGATTCCTTCATAATCTTTTTTAGCAACCAAATCAACAATCGCCCTCATTTCCGTTCTTGAATCTCCGGCTAAACTTGTTCCTCTATTAAAAACCATAGAAACCAATGCACCTTGAGTGTCCTCGTTTAATTCTTCTAATTGAGGATATATTTTTTTAGTCATCGCAAAATATCTTGGCACATCATTCTTAACAAAAACGTCATAAGCCATATTAAAAGGTATTCTAATGTTCAAAATATCGCCTTTCAATAAATCCCTTGCTTTTTCTCCTTTTATTCCTACAACCGGCTTTAATAGCTTAAACGAATCAGCCGGTAAATTATTGCCCCAGTCTTTTGTAAACTGTGTTAAGGTTTCGTAACCACAATCATATCCAATCCCCAACGTGATACCCGAATCTCCGCCTGGCCACGAAGGTTTTTGTAGTACCTTATCATAATAGGCACGACCCCCGCATTCCTGTTGAATAATAAAATCTATTGACTTTTTACTAATCATTCTTCTTAGTTAGCTTGTCGATAAAAGTATCAGGACTGAATACTAAACCTATTCCGGCTCCAATCGCTACGATAGCACCGGTCCAATCTGCTTTGCCTGTTAAAACTGAAGCTAAACCGCCCCCGATTAATACAAGACCAATGCTTGTGGTTTTCCACGCTGAAATGTTTTTCATACTAAAATTTTTTAAAATATCCTACCGAAAATTGGTTGGTAGTTACCCCAAAGGTAAATAAGTCATTTTTAGCCGTTTTTATCCCTAAGCCAACACCTAACCCCACTTTATTGTCAAATCGCCTTAAATCGCCTAAAAAGCCTAAATAAAGGGCATTTTTATCCTTATGGTATATATCGTTTGTAATTCTTATTGTTCTCTCGTGAATATCAGCCAAAAAACGCCTATTTTGAATTCTATTTTCCGAAATAGTGTCAATAATGGTAAATTTTGAACTATCTATTGAAAATGTGTCGGTATAAACCTTTGTCGTCAAATAGTCTTTAACTATTGAAATCGTATCGTGTATCGTATATTTAAGGCTATCTACGGCTAAAACAATAAAAGGGATAGAATCTCCCTTAGTGTATTTTGTAAAAGTTTTCTCTTGGTAAACTGTATCGTAATGAGTTACGATTACGGGGTCAGTTTTTGAATAGCGTGAACTCCTCGCTATGAAAATAATTAAAATCGCCACTAACAATGTAATAACGACTTCTTTCATTATTTTATGTTCTTAATTGCTTTGTAATAATATCTAATAGCAAATAAACCCGAAACAATAGCGACCAAAGAAGCTATCAACGTAACAATAGGTTGAATATTAGTAATTGAAACTACTGCTCCCATAATACTTAGTATAGTTGATAAATCCGCTCGGTCGCTATGTGGTGCCATTATGCTTCAGTTTTTGCTTCTTCTTTAGGCTGAGCATCTGCAGCTACCTTTTGAAAGAATTGAATTAATTGCACTCCGTACAAAGTAGGAATTGCATTAATGATGTTTTGTAACTCTTGAAGTTGTTGCTCGTTTAAATTCATAATATAATTTTTTACAAATATAATATTAATTAGTTGGATTTACCCAAGGTAAAGGTAAAACCACAATTGGTGGGTTAATTATGTTTTCTATTTGTTGGTCTAATCCTAAGTCTATTGCCGGAACGTCTAAACCTTCATTTAACCAACCCTCAACCTGAGCTTGAGTTAAATTAGGATAAGCTGTAAAGTCAGTTGCACTTGGAGTTTCACAACCCATTGTGCCATAACTTGAAACTACTATTTCCCCTTGAGTTGCTAAACGAGTCCAGTGTACTACTATTACTACATCTAATAATTGACCTTCTTGTGGCTTTGTGTCCATTTGGTTAATTACCCATTGATAAGTTGTTGCCATTTTTTTATTTATTTATAAGTGAATTTATTTGTTGTTGTTGTGCTTCTATTTGTGCTTGTTGTTCTTGAATAGCAGCAGTTAAAAATGCTATTATACCTCTATCATAAATACCCCATCTATCATTTTCATTTTTTGGAGTATTTGCTGCTTCTTCCCCTAATGCTGAATTTACTTCTTGAGCATAAAAACCTAATTGTCTTAAATTAGTAGGCAATCCGCTTTCTTCTTTCCAATGGAAATATCTTGGTTTTAAATTCATTACTTTTTGTAAAGCATTATCAATAAAACCATCTTCAATTTTTAAATTCATATCAGATATGGTAGATAATGTGCCACCTGTTGCGGCTACTGTACCTGTACCTAAAGTTCCTATATTTACATAACCACTTGGGGAAATAATAAATCTATATGCCGAATTTGTATTATCATAAAAACTAATACCCGAATTATCAATACCTAAATTCCAATTCTGCCCTGATAATACACCTGTTCTTTTAAATGTTGCACCTACTCCGTCAAATAATTGACTACCTATTACTGATAATGTGGCACTTGGACTACTTGTCCCTATACCTACGTTCCCCCCACTTGTAATACGCATTCTTTCTCCCCAAGCTGAACCATTATATGTCCAAAAGTTTATAGGCTGTCCTGTTGATTCTGTTGCAGCGGCAATTATTCCACCACCATTTGTGTCATATCCTAAAATTATCCCTGGCTTATCGGAAACTACTGATGATTTTGCGGTAAATTTTGAAGTTCTATATCCTGTTGTTGAGCCAAATTGTCCTGCTTGTCCTTCTACGTGTAATAATAAATCAGGACTACTTGTTCCTATACCTACATTACCTGATGCTTTTATTATCATCTTAATATCAGTAGTATCCCAAGTTGTTAATGTACCACCAGCTGATACTGCTGCAGCACTATGAAAATTTATATCACCTGTTTGAATTAATCTTACTGCATTTGGATTATAAGATGCACTTATTCCTATCCAATTCGTACCATTGTAATAAGCATTATTTGCATAAGAACCTTGAACACCTACTACGTTTTGTATATTTAATATTCCTAAATTAACCCCTAGACTACCACTACCATAAGAAGGTGCAGCAGTTGTTCCTAATGTCAATGCTCCTGTAAATCTTCCTGTACCTGTAACATCTAAGTTATATGTAGAGTTAGTATTGCCTATTGAGATATATCCACTTGTTCCCTCGTAGATTGAAGTATTACCTATTGTTCCACTTGCAGTCCATTTAGAGATATAGTTTGTTGTTCCTGTTCCGGTTACAGGATTAGTTAAAGCGTTTTGCTTTCCGTTAAAAGTATTCCAATCCGTATAACTTAAATATCCATTAGTTGATGTATTTGCTTGAGAAATACTAATCGCTCCTGTAATACTATTAAAATTAATAGGAGAAACGCCATTCAAGGAATTGGCAATAGCTGAACCACTATTCCAAGAACTTGAGTTATCAGTAATATAAGTTATACTTCCCGCAGTAGATTTTACTAATCCTGTTCCACTTAAAGCTGCTTGTTTATTGTTAAATGTAGTCCAATCGGTGCTTGTTAAATATCCATTAGACGCATTTGTTGCTTGAGTAATTGAAATTACTCCTGCACTATAAGAAATAGGAGCAGTTCCACTTAAAGTTGGAATATTAGAAGTTAAAGCTATCGTGCCTGAAGCATTAGGGAATGTGTATGTCCTATCAGCAGTATTCCCACTTGTTACTAATGTTGAATTATAAGTATTGCTTGAAATAACCAAATCTACTGAACCAACTGAAGATAATTTTACACCATCAGACTCAGGAGTTGCAGCCGTTAAAGCATTCAATAATTTTAAATAAGCTCCACCACCCGAACCACTTGTTACAAATGCTTTTGCGCTTACTAAATAACTTGAACCCATATAAAGTGAACCCGTAGCACCCGAATAAGGAACGTAAGAGCTTAAATTAGAAGTTAAAGCTAAAGTACCTGTTGCACTTGGTAAAGTATAAGTATATGTTCCATTCCCTAACGTTCCTCCAAAAATAGCGTTGCCGGTAATTCTTGCCGTTCCTGTTACATCTAAAGAATATAAAGGAGAAGATTGATTAATACCTAAACGATTTGTCGTTGGATCAAAATATAAATTAGAACTTCCACCTATTGAATTTGTAGCGTTAAACCAAGCTACTTGATATGTTGCACCTGAACCATAAATAACCCCACTTAATTGGCTTGTTAATGCCAAAGTACCTGAAGCATCAGGCATTGTGTAAGTTCGAGTTATATTATTAGTTAACCCACTATTATCAAATTGGAATGCCTTATAAACACCACTTGAAATTCCTGCTTGAAATCTAAATATGTTTGTACTGCTTGTTGAGATACTTGATTGCCCTGGACCACCAACCGAAGTTGAAGTGTTTTGAGTAAACAATAAAGACCCACCATTACCACTTCCATCAGTTCCAATTAAAATGCCACTCGCAGAATTTGTAATAAAGGTAGCTGCGTAAACTGAATTGCTAAAATTAGCTACACCGGTTACATCTAAAGCGTATGTAGTATTAGTATTATTAATTGAAATCTTTCCGGCAACACCCTCGTAAATACCCGAATTACTAATCGTAGTTGAACCCGTAAACTTAGAAATATAATTAGTAGAACCACTTCCCCCTATAGGCACATAACCTAAAGCGTTTTGCTTATTATTAAAAGTATTCCAATCAGTCGAAGAAAGATAACCCGATTGAGAAGTACCGGCTTGTAAAATACTTAAAGTTCTATCAGCAGTTAAATCTCCCCCACCCTGTAAAGGAGTTGTAGTTGAAATTAATCTACTTGAAGCTGCTGCGCCTAAATTTGTTAATGCACCTGCCGCAGTTGTTGCTCCTGTTCCACCCTGAGAAATTTGTATCGTTCCAACAATACTTGCAGCCGTTGAATAAGCATTAGATTGATTAATATAAATAGAACCATTAGGACTATTTGAATAAGAAACCACACCAACACGAACCGCATATCCCGTTGGAGGAACTGTACTCATTAATTGACCCGCAGAATAAGGACTTAAATATAAAACTGTTCCAACTGTGTATGAACCTGTGCTTATGTTACTTACTAATCCTGAAAGTACAATATAACCCGCCGATGATGTTGGAATATCTTGATTTGCTACCCCAATTACGTTAGCAGTTGTTAAAGTATCTGCTTTTGCCAAAGCCACTAATGGATAAGTAAACCCGCTATTAGTTGAAGTAATATAAACAGGCGCACCTTTAACAATTGTTGATCCTGTGTTATTGTAAACTTTTAATTGAACCTCTTGCCCAATGTGCAAAGTGTTATTTGTTACATCATTGTAATATGCTAAAGCCTTTTGAGTTGAATCGTACCATACTTCCCCTTCAGAATAAGAAGGTGCTGAAGATGGGTTAAATTGCTCATCAGTTAAAGTTAATTTATGTGTTCCTAAATCTACATCGTTTGTAGCGCCCGAATAAGGCACATATCCCGTTAAACTTGGGAATGTAGTCAACCCACCGGCTCCGTTAATATATTGAGAAGTCGTTCCTAAAGCTGAAACTGCTAATGTTCCCGAATTGGTAACAGGAGAACCACTAACCGAAAAAGCAGAAGGCATTGTTAAACCTACTGAAGTAACTGTTCCACTTGAACCACTTGCTCTATCCCAATTTGTGCCGTCATAAATAACTTGGTCCGAATTGTAAAAAGTTATTGGACCTGCTCCAAAGTCGTGTGATGTTCCACCGGTAGCCGCACCCGTTACTAAATAAACATCTCCGGCATTCCCCGTTCCATTTACTAAATAAGGAGTATTTGTAGCTACGTTCCACATACCCTTATATTCCATTACTGAATTAGGTAATTGTGAAACTAAAATTTTTCCGTTAGAATCTAATTGAGGAATACCATTTGCTCCATTAATTGGTAAACTATTAAGAACACCCGTTGAGCCAGTTATTACTCCATCTAAATTTCTAACTTTTGCTCCTCCTGTTATTTGTATTTGTTGACTCATCTTTAATATTTTATTGGAATAAACCTCTTATAAATTCATCGCTTTCTAACGCTCTTGGGAATGTTAATACTCCTGTAGTTTGATTAAATCCTACTTGCTCTCCTGTTGCTCCACTTGAAACAATATCTCTCACATCAACGCCACCTCTTGAAACATAAAGACAAGTTTTGCCTATCATATCCGTATAAGTAATTGTTGTTTCGCCACCCGCCGCAGTATATTGTTTATCGTAAACAACTCCACCGGCTACAATTACTGTTCCTGAAGGAGTAACTGTTGTTCCTGAAGTACCATAAGCTCCCGTTCCTTGTAGTGAGCAAGAATAAGTTGCAGTATCTTTATAAGGTCCGTTTATTTGTAGGTTTGTAAGATTACAATTACCTGAAATAATAACTAAACCATCTACTCCGTTATCAATAACAAACTTTACTTGAATCGTTGTTCTATTTTGTTGTTGTTGCAAAAGGAATAAATAACCATAATTACTTAATGTAATTAAACCATCACAACTAATGGTCCAAGATGCTATATCTATTTTATATTCTTTATACCAAGCCGATGTTTGACTTGTTACTTCTTTTTGTCCTACTTGTACGTTAAAAGTGCAATTTGTAGAACAAGCAAAAGGAATATCATTACCGGAAATTTGGTCGTGATAGTATAACATTATATTTTTCCCTGAAACTTTATTAATCATATCGCAAATTTAACTTAATTAAAGGTATTGTAAGTAAATGTATGTCAAA